TGCAGTGCCCCAGCGGTGCCGCTAAAGGCATCAATGCCGCCAGCACCAGCACCCGCAATAATCGACGCCTGTGTTTTTAAGATGTTGTCTAGTGCCTTGTTCGCCGCTTCTTTGTATTTCAGCTCTTCACCCTTGGCCTGTTGCTTACGCAACTGTGCCTGCTGATAAAGGCTCTTGGCCTGTTCCCGCCCGGCGTCGACCTGCATATAGGCAGAAGCGACTGCCGTGCCCATTAAAATATATGGTAGAGCTTGCATCTTATTGTCCCACGCTTACTTTGTAATCAATCCCAAGCAACGTCATTTTTAATGGCGATGATTGGCCTATAGTTATTTGTCCATCATAAGTGTAACCGAGAATGCCGTGAAGTGTTTTAATGCCGGTAAACTCGGATACGTCCTCGTCCAGAATGCCAGAACCGAAGTTTCTAAACGGCACTTCTTTGCCATCAATCGTCAGCGACTGTGTCTCAAACAACTCCGCATTAACCTCGAAGATGCGCTTCTTAAAGCCCTTTAGTGAACCGCTCGCTAGGTTAGGCTCGACCGGCAGTGTTTTTATTTCCGGCGTAAAGTTTAGGCCAACCTCGTAGCTAGTAGTGGCGGGCGATGGTGTAAATGTAATTGTAGATGGCGAAGCTCCAACGACCCGTGGTTCTTCAACAATGCCATCACGGACTATCTGTACAGTAAGCCCCTCAAGGTGTGGCATGTCGACTGAAGCCGCAGCACCGCCAGTCTTAGCACAATCCAGCAACACATCAGGGTCAAATAGCTCAACGTAATAACTGTCAACCCCATTAACATTGCGCTTAACCACAACGTATATATCAGCCACGTCAACGCCGATGTTAATGAAATCCCCATTTGTCGTCCATTCGCTTGGTGCCACAACCTGTTGTGACCTAAGCACAGTATAACACGCTATCGATCCGTCGTCGTCGTTGACCAACAATAGCCGGTCTCCCTCGTCGGTGCCGGTCGAGCGGCGCACAGCCATTTCACTTGGAGACCTCAGCAGGTGAGACGACAACAAAGAAATCTTGGCGGACGTGTAGGCGGCCACTTGGTCGCTAAACACAAATTCCTGAATGGCACGGCCTTGCCGCTGAATGAATAGGGTGGAGCCATCCAAGTTCTGAACACGAATACCTAGGCGGCTTCCAAAACTTGTTTGCGCTTTCACAATAAGGTTGGATGGCGTGATTGGCTCGTCGAGAGCTTGCGGCACATAAAACTCATTGCCGCTAGTAAAGATTTGTAGGTGACGGCCAGAATACATATCAATGATTGCATTGAATGTGCCGGTATCCATCGTCGCCTCGACAGAGGCGTCGTCGAGACCCTCACCTTTATCAAAGTCGAAAAAGGCGGAAACGCGAGAGCCCCAAATGGTGGACGGTCTGGTTCGCGTGCCACCAAAGAAAAGCCGACCCTCGTGGAAAACGATAGACTGCGGCCAGCCCCGTGTTACCGACCAAGTGTTTTCATAACCCTGCTCTAGTTCCCAATCGGCGTCATCAATTACTGAGTCATCAAAAAGAGGAACCTCGCAAAAGCACTCAAGGACAGCAAGGCTTTTTCGGCGCACAATCCGAAGCCGTCCAAATGGCGTCACATTGATATATTGATTTTCGTAGTCTGACGCGAGCCCTGTAAAAATGTTTGCGTCGGAACCGCTATGCTTGGCGGTCAAGGTTATGTTGCCTACGGTTCCCGACACCTCTAGGTGGTCATGCGGAACGAGCGGGTTAAAAACAGAACCCTGTGTCACAGTTAGACTAAAAGCAAACGTCGGCGCGTTGTCGAATAAAATTGTTGATACTGTCCAGTCTGCGTCCGTCGCGCCTCTCTGGATTTGTAGAGGCTCCAGCTCAGAGTGAACAATAAGAAGCGTGTCCGCAGACTGCACCCAGTTCATCTCTGGCACGATAGAGCTGGTAACAGATGGCACGGCAAGATAGTCGTCTCCGGTTCCGTTAATGTTGGTGATAACGACACCGTCTTTGTAGACGTACATTCTGCCGGGCGTGAAGACCAGCATGTAGCTGTCCGTAACACTGAACTCAAATGCGACCATTCTGGTTCCGTTGCCTGCACCCGCATCCAGCTGGTGTACAAACCTTGTTCCGTCACGACGCTTGGCCCCACCCTGTGGTTGGATGGTGACGTTCCGAGCTGTTGCTAACCCGGAGTTATACTGGGCGATGTCAGTTCTGGCACGCAACTTAGGGTCAAGTTCGCCAGCAGTAAAGTCGTTTTGAACCTGAATAAGTCGCGTCATGATCGAACGTCCGCCAATGGGAACTCTTGAATTGTTTGCGCTGGCCGGTCTGCACCATCGATATTCATCGACACGCGGGCCAGTCCTCCGCGCATATTCTCACTTGGGGCACCAAATGCCCGCTCGTGGTAATACTTTGCCTTGGTCATTTGATCTGTAATCGGCTCGGCAAACTCGGCAGCGAGTGCTGTCTTTAATAGCCGAACGAAGTACGGAGGAAACGACGAAGCTTCCGGCAGATACTGGTAATCAATCCAGACGTTTTCATAATTTGTGTACAGGCCGCCGGCATAGATTTCAAACTCACGAACACTGTGCGAGCCAGCACCGGCACTATTAAACACAGCCTTTGGATTTCCGAGAATGTCTCCGGGGACGGCATACTTATACTTCCATTCGTTTATTGGCGCGTCGAGTAGGCGCGAGAGGCGAACCTTGCGGACAGACCAACTGTATGGGTACTGCATTAGAACCGTATCACGCACATCGTCGTACAAGCGGTCGGCAATCTGTGCCTCGTCTGTACCATCAGAAAAGCTCGACAGCGGAGCCGCGCCGAGCATGATGAGTGCGTCAGAACATATAGATAATTTTGTATCGCCTGCGGCCATTTATTTTCCTCCAAGGAAAAGATGGGGGCGGCGAAAGCCACCGCCCCCAGCCAAGACTATTCAGTCGTTGCGACTTCAACAATGCCTTCGTCATCAATGGCAACTGCACCAGCAGACACCATAGAAGAAACCAAGAAGCTGGTTTTGTGAGGAACGTAGTTGATTTCGGTTTTCTGGTTCAAGCTTACGCCGAGGCCAACAGCATCTTTATGGAAGAAGAAGTTGGTGCGGGTGCTTGGCAGAGGGAGACCACCTTCGGTGCGGTCACCGAGGGTGACAAACTTAAATCCGAGGAATGTGTCAATCTCGCCGCGAACCAATGCTTTAACAGACGAGAAGTCAGAAGAGGTTACTTCTGTTTCGTCCAGCAAAGACGACAAGCCGTTTGCGTGGATTACAGCAACGCGACCTTCGGCAGGTACGTTTTTGGTATCCAAAGCTTTTTTGGCAGCAAGCAATTTTGCGAGGTTCAGGTTTGTGCCTGTGCCACCCACATCGGTGCCGACTGTGGCTGGCGAAGTTGCGCCAACCAATGCGTCAATTACAATTTGATCCATACGACGACCAATGGCACCACCAACAACTTGAACAAGCTCACGACGCTCATCAAAGTTGATGTGCGATTGTGTGAAAATGTCGCTGTATTCTGCGGCAATGTAATCGGTCATTGTGGCTGTGACTTGTGCGTAAGTCACGTCCAGCGGAGTTACGTCAGCCTGAGGCGTACGAACGCTTGCTGAACCCTTACCAATTTTAGGGAATTTTACTTGTGAACCTTGGATGTTCATCCGTTCGCGGGTAAGACCGGCAAGAGCGCGGGACGCTTGGTAAGCCTGCTTAACCTCGGCATCGAACAACTGAACAAAGGCGTTTGAAATGTTTGAAGACATGACAATGTCCTTTCTTTCATGAGTTAAATACAAATTTCGTAGCAGGTATCCGAATTATTCGGGCTGTCACTTGGGCACGTTACGCTTTGCCCCCACGCGGGGTCGCCGGGCCATAAGGTTATCCGTCACGTTATATTCTATAGAAAAAGGGCAGTGCTGTAAATACGGCACTGCCCAATGGTCTAGGAGGTTTTGCAACCTAATTATAGGGGGTAATTCGGCTAACTTCCATAGACTTCATTAAATAACTTCTCGACCTTAATCCGGAAAGTCGGGTCGTTGGTGTATCGCGGATCTGCCACCATAGCGTTTAGCTCTTCTTTTGACGGTGCGCCTTCTGGCTGCGCCACCTCGATTGGAACTGGCTGGTCACCGTAGTAGCTGCGAACTTTTTGCAAAGCTTTAAGACCTTGGGCTGTGCCGCCCATAATCTTAAACTCTTCGAAATCGTCGTTACCCCAGACGCCCTTACGGACTAAGCCTTGAGCCCACTCAGTCATAGACTTGATTGTCAGGTCAGCATTTGGGCCAAGCTTTTCGTGCTCTTGTTTGTACGAGAGCTGTTCTTCTGCCTCGGCTTCGCCGGCCATTGCGATGAACTGTTTACCCAGTTCCTCAAACGCCGCTTGGCTGACGCCGTTTTCTTTGGCCCACTCAGTGTAGGTGGACAGGAGGGGGTCGTCCGCCTCAATCTGCGCTTGACTAAACAGCTCGGTGTCGTATTTCTCGGGAGCCTTGTGTTTTCCCTGAGAAAACTTTTTTTGGAGCTCGGAATAACTTTTGGCCAAGTTCTCTACGTCTGGGCCGGTCTCGTCATTCCAGAACTTGTCGGGGAACCATTCCTCTTTTTTAAATTCAAGTTCCTCGTCTTCTGACGCCAGCGTCGTTTGTTCTAGGCTGGGATCTGTGTCGGGTTGCAAATGGTTAATAACTTCTTGCTCTGGCTGTTGGTTATCCTCGCTCTCCGTAGAGGCTTGGGCCAGCAATCCTTCGTCTTCACTCATAATTCAGATGCCTTTTTAATACGTCGTTCGATTTCTCGAACCAGTGAATTTTGACCTTCGCGGGCATAACCGTGGGAGGCTTCCTCCCCCGGATACCACGTCGGCTGCTCAATCGTCAGTGACCGCAAATGCTCCAATAGCTTTTGACCGTCATCACTGCCGAATACACGCAGGTACAGTCGATCAACGTCGTCCTTGTCTTCCTGCTGTGTTCTGCGGGTCTCGGGCTCGACCAAACGTAGGCCGTCCCACCCTTCGATGTTTGTTGTTTCAGACATTTATAGCTCCTTTGGTTTGTTTAAATTTCCTCGTTTGCGACTGCACCCTCAACCACTTCCCCGAGCACGCCGGCTTCTTGGGCGGCCTGTGCCGCCTGCATAGCCTGCTGTTTAATTTCTTCTCGCTCTTGAGGTGTGGTGCGGAGGTTCGCCGGCACGCCGAGCTTGTCAGCAATGTAGTCGGCAATGCCGTCGGTCTTGATTGCAATCTGGCCCGCTGGCCCAAGTCCCGCTGCCATTTGCACCCACTGCATGATTTTTTCGATGTCGCCCATATTCTGAGCTTGTGCGATTGGTGATACCGGCGTGACCTTAACTTCGAGGCCGTTGACGCGGAGCGGCATCTCAATGATGCCGCGCTCGTCCATAACCGCCAAAATGCGTGCAACTAGCGGCACCATAGTCTCGGTGATAAGGCGGCCAAAAGCAGAGCCTAAGTTTTGAGACAGCTCTTTCATGCGCTCGGCCACTTCAGTGGCAGAACGTGCGGACATGTTGTCCGGCGGCAGAGTGTCGTCGAGCAGGATGCGCTTAACATTCATTCGTAGGTCGTTGATTATAATCTGGCTTACATTGAAGTCGCCAGAACGTGGCAACATTTTCAAGCTTTCACCCTGAGGCCCGCCATTACGCGCGACGGGAATGATTGCGCCCGGCGCGATGCGGATTGCTTGCGGATTTAGCACGCCGTCATCTGCGGCGGTGTACACGCCAGCAATAGACAAGGACGCGTTCTTGAGCAGGAGCTCGAGGGTTTTGTTTAGCGTCTTGATGTCTGGGATGGCGGTCAGCAGAGGCCCACGGCCATAGACCTCGCCGGCAACCTTCATGTAGCGAGCCACAATCCACGGGCTTGTTTTCATTTTACGTTGCAGAAGGCTTGTCTCGCCTTTCACCCAGATGACGTGATAGTCAAAGTCGCCACGCTCTTGGTCTAGCATTGTGGCCTCGATAAGGTCGATTTCTTCTGTGGGCTTGTCTTCAATTTGGCGGACGAGCTCATCGGGCAGCTCAGCGTCGGCCCAGTGGGTTTTGATTGCCTCGCCCTTCAGGCGCATGCGGCGGTACACATTGTCGACCTTACCGTGTGCGCCTTCTTCTATTGAAACTAGGTACTGGGGCACAGCCGTAAACCGGATTGGTGTTACATCGTCGCCGGGTTGCACCAGCATGACGGCAGTGCCAACAGACAAGTCCATAAGGAACTCGCCCATTGCCAAATCAAAGTTTGTCTGGCGCAGAAGCGCAAACATTTTATTGGAATAAATGTCGAGAGCCTCTTGAGCTTCAATCTTGCGGTCTTCTGGAATATCTGGGCCGGGCTCTAAACGGCACCAAGTGCCGTATGGCGGAAACAAACCAGATTGGATGCGATTGGCAAAACGCTGAACAGAGTTAATTGCGGTGCTGTCAAACACACGAGCCATTTTATCCTGACCCGGAGCACCGCCGCCCTCGTAGTAGCCGTCATAAAGATTGCGCTGCGGTAGAGCAAACTCATAGCAGTCTTCATAAATGCGACGCCAGTTATCTTTGCGGGACTGTGCCGCCGCGTGCCGTTTTAGAATTGTTTTAACGTCCATCATGCCTTGTCCTTATTCCGGCTACTTATTGCTGCGGCTTTGCGCCTCGCGTCCGCCTTGCTAGATGCGCCCCATTTTCTGAGGCTTAAAAGTAAGCGCGTGGGTTTCCCAGAGCTGTCGCGCTCGGGGCCAGACACTCCGGCCATACGAGCCAAGAACGACGCGCGTCTTGGGTTATCGCCAGACCTTACCGGTGCCTTGACGCCATAGTGCTTGCGGCCTGCGGCGTTGAGGCCACCGCTTGGGCTCTGGTGCTTCTTACTAGCCACGGGACGCTCGCATGTTATCGATCAAGTTAGGGTATGGTCGGCCTGCCTTCTTGGCGGCGGCCATAGCAGAACGCTTGCGCTTGGAGCTCATTTTCTTGGGCTTGCCTAAATCTTTTGGGCGTTTTTTGTCCCAGACCTGCTTGCTCATGCCTCGGTTTCCTTTTTCTTAGCCATCGCGTAGCGTGACCCGCCGTCAACTGTGCGGCCACCAAATTGCTTGGCGTACTCCTTAGCCGCCTGCATGCCGGCCTTTGTATAGGCGAAGTGGCGAACCCTTCCATCTTTTAGAATAACTTTTGGCATAACTACTTATCCTAGGGTTTGCTTGCCGTTCTCTGTCGGTCTTGGCCCGAGGCGGTCTGCTGTCATCAAGGTGCGTCGGCTGGATCGACGCGCGCGCAAAGAAGATGTTACGCGGCGACCCATTGCGGCCTGAGCCCTCTTGGCTTCTTTTTCGGCGTCACTTCTCTGCGCCTCCAAATTCTCGATTTGACGTTTCTCGGCGGCGCGGCGTTGGCGTTGGACAACAGCGGCAAAGTCGGGTGTTTTCCCGCGAACAACGTCATCTACATTCGCCAAGGTTCCGAATACCGCCTTGTCCAACTTGTCGGGGACAACTCTTTTGCGGATGCTACGGCCAAGTTTGCGGACCCCTTTGGTGACCTTCTTGAATGCTTTTTTAATAAAAAACTCAGGGTAACCAGTCTCGGGGTTGATGCTGTTTTTCTTGTCCCCAACAATGTAGGCTTCCATATCTACTTCGGCGGCACTAAAGGCATTGGACAAAGCCTTCATTAGCTCAGCGTCATCAAGAAGCTCGCGAGGAACAACTAGCTCACCATTGGTCAGGTGCCCCATAACCGTGTCGGTCTTACGGCCCTGTTTGGCAAGATCATCAATGCTCATATCTAAAAATCCTTGCTTAGGGGGTCGAGGCCAGCCTGCGCGTCTTCACGGCTCATGCTAATCAAAGACCGTAAACCGCCAGTGCGTCGGGCCTTGCCACGCGCTTGGATTTGTTTGCGGCGTTCCAGCTCATCCGCCTCTAGACGGGCCTCTTGCTCCGCCTGCAACTCTGCAATGCGTGGGTCGGGCTTGGGGGTCTTGACTTTAAATAAGTTACTCATAATCGTATGTCCTTGCAAATACAGCGTAGTCTGAACCGTCAGGGCCGTACTTCTTCATGACGCCCTCTTTCTTTAACTTTAACGCGATTGCAAAGCGTATGGCAAGCAAATCATTGGTGTTGCACGTTATCTGCATTCTATGTAATCGCAATTTGCGCGCAACATAATCAAAGTACCTTTGGCACATCCGCGTAATCGTGATGGGACGCTTCTCAATGTCGTAGCTTGTTAGCATCCAGCTCTCGGAAACACCATTCCAAAGAATGTGCGAACCAAAGCAACAGACCGGCTTATTATCCAAAAATGCCGTATAACTGTGCTCCTCGTTTTGGTAGTATTTTAGGTTGTCCTCAAACTCTGGAATTAGCTCGTATGTCTTCAAGTCGAACTGTCGCAAGTCCATCGCCCTCGGGTGGTACCACTTAAACGGCACTATTTTGACGTGGTCGCTGTCGATTATCTCTGGTATGAGGCTTTGCATCATATCCCCCCTAAAAAATACTAAAGTCGGTATTCGCCTGAATTTGCTTGAATTGCTGTCGACCATTCGGGTTGCGCGTCAATGATCGATGCTCGCCACCACCTAACATTAAATAACCGTATGCGTCGCCAACGTGCGAGTGCTCGTTCTTGTTTGGCGCGTCTCGGAAGCGTTCTTGACCTGCGCCAACCGCCACGCGCTTGAAATGGTAACCACCGGCTAATGCCTTGCGCGTGCGGTTGCACTCGCGGGCTACCAGCAGTCCGGGCTTGCCGTCAATCAACCTGTTCATAGGCATAGCACCAGCCTCGCGCCGAACCATAAAATCATTTGAGGCGGTGGGCTGCGCCCGCAGGCCCAGCGTCTTCAAATGATCAAACGCAGTTACCTCAAAAATCTCATCTCTCTTCATGCCAGCAGGGTCACCCCAGATAAAAACATCCGATCCAGAAAACTTCTGCTGTATGTCCGCCATCAGGTGGTGGGCAAATCTCTCGAGCCCCATACTAAACGCGACCAGCTCATGCACAATGTGCCATCGGCCATTAGGCATCTTCTGCCCAAATACTGCCGCCGGCGTCAAACCAAAGTCGAGGCCAATGTGTACAGGTATGCCCGGCTCAATCTCCACGTCATACGACATGAGGCTGTCCGAGAACTCGTGCCAGACCGGCTTGCCGTCCTGCACGAACACATACTTAGCACCGGCGTAGCATTGCACCCAGTCCAACGTCTTGCCGGCCAACTGCTGCTCGTAATACCCCGGAGGCAGGTTGTTCGTGTTTTCTGCGTCGGGGTTGTTTATCCAATATTTGTTCGCGGCGAAGATAGCGTCCGAGTGCTCCTTGGTGCCCTCGACCACGCCGCCGGGCTGTTTATAAAACTTCCACGGATACTTGCCCCTGATAGGGTTCTTCTCCGCCAAGTCATGCCACCAGTGGTCGCTATCCATCGGGTTTGTCGACATCCACACACCACGCCACGGACACCCGCCGTGCTTCTTGGTGGGATAACGACCAACACGCGACGTCAAGCCATCGACCACGGCCTTCGGTAGTTCTCGCGCCTCATCAATAAATCCGCCGGTCAACTCCAGCGACAGCAACTTCCGCACGTCGCGGGGCTGATCCAAAGCCAAAAATATAACTTCGCAGTCCAGACCCGGAACACCGTCGCGCTCAGGCAACTTAATATGGTGCGTGATAGGCGGAGACCAACGCATCGCACCCCACACATTCTCAGGAAATAACTCTTGCCACGTTTTAATCGTCGTCGTCCGCAGCTCGGGGTACGAGTTACGAATGACGGCGAAGCGCGTGTAGCGAACATTGTCTACAGGCGAGGCCGGCTGTTTTACAGCTCGCAACATTACCTCAGCCAAGGACGCAAACGTCTTGCCGGAACCAACCGGCCCCATCAATCCACGCACAAAGCTATCGTCGTTCAAAAATTTCCACGTTGTCGGGCTTTGCGAGAAGTCCAAGTTGAGGCCCGTCAGGGCGTCAACGCTGGGCTGTTTCCTACGACGGGGCGAGCGGTCGCGCGACTTACTTGTTCTCGCCATCGTCGTCCTCCAACGAACTGTGGGTGCAGGCGGCCATATCGAACAGCTCTTCCAACGTCACGGTAATCTTTGTCTCTTCGGTCTCAAACTCAAAGAACACACCATCACACGCTCCACACTGTATCTTCTGACTACCCTCGTAGACCCGACCACGGGTTAACTGCCCGCAGAAGTCGCACTCAATATAATCATCATAAAAGCGCACAAACTCGTTACGTTTGAACGGCACAACATTGTCATTCATCCTCGTCCGCCTCCACTACCTCATAGGTTGTTGTCTTCGGGCCGGTCACATTGATACCAATCATGCTCGGGCGTTGCTCGTCGGAGTTCGCTTCCAACAACCCACGGTGCTTGGCCAGAAGGCGCAGTGCCGACATCTTGTCGTGCATCTCTACTTCAATCTGATTGCCGTGTGCGTTGGGCGTTATCTTAACCTTCTTAATCGAACGCCGTGCCCGGTCGGACAATCTATCCGACGCCATAACGCCGACATTGCCCAGCTCGTCCCAGCTCAATACATCGGTGACTTCGCCGGAGGCAATGGCCTCCAGCTCATTCAGCACGGCCTCACGCTTGCCCTCATCCGGCGACGCCAAGGCTTCGCGCTGTTCTCTAACTGTCATCTTGCTGTCGCTCATCCGCGCACTCAGCTCCTACCGCTGCGTAGCCGGCCAAGTCCAGCCAGCTATCATTGTGATTAGGTGATTGTATCAAACGTGCCATCTTAACGCCAGCCATACATAAGGCAACCTGATCGGCGGTTATTTCCTTACCCAGTATGACCGTCCAGATGACGGCAATCCGCTCGTGGTTTTCGTACATAGAACCATAATCCGCACCGCGATTGGCTAAGGTATGGGCTAATTCTTCGATAATCTCTTTGGCTTTCATCGGTTTCTCTCCAAAATTTTGTGTGACACCCCCCTCCGTACACGCGAGGGGGCGGGGGGGAAGGGGTCGCTTTTTCCTGTGGTGTGGTGCGTGGCTGGGCGTGGCGTATAAAAGCAAACGTCCGTATGCACGTTATACATTCAGGCTGACCCGCACGTCTTTGAACGACGGCACCCCCCTTCGCTCCGCAAGGTTACTGCGACACAGCTCAAGCGTGGCCTGATACACCTGTGCTGGCGTCACCGTGTCGGGCATCTGCCGCGCTAAGTTGATGACGTTATCGGCCAGCACCACCTGCCCCGTGCCAGAGGCCACGCCGCGCACGAACGCCGCCGCAATGCGCTGGGCATCGATGCCAGCCGATGTATGACTGAACGGTTGTACATCCCCCAGACCCCCTATACTTTCAGGCACCTCATCTTGGTCATCGATGAGCTGTAGTGGCTTGGCGATATGCACCTCTTCATAAGATGGCATAGCCATATCCTCTTCCCACAGCACCTGATAGCGGTTGTTCTTCCAGCCTGTAGCTGTGGTCTGGTAGTCCTTTGGCTCGAGTTGTCGCATATACTTCAGCCGCTTCAGCTTGGTAATGCTACGGCTAATCGATGTGCGCGACTTCAAGTCCGTCAGTTCCATCAGGGTCGCCATAGAAGGCCAGCAGACGCCCGAACGGTTAGTAAACCCACACAGGGCTATCAGCACCCTCAAGTCGCTCTCATTGAGCCTCCTGTCCACTGCTACACGCATCGGACACACGGCGTATGGCCGTTTAAATTCAGAACGGGAGTTCTTGGTCATCTATCATCTCCTTTGGTCTTACTGCGGTTACTTCTGCGCCCGGAAATAGGTGCTTTGTCATAACGGCTACTTCGTGATCTTTCCAGTTGGCAAGGATGTTGGCTACCTCTTGCACACTGTAAACCAGCATGTCGGGGTACTGCTTTGACACCTTGTATTGTTCCTCAAAGCTCTGCGTAATCGCTACTACCCTGCCGTCCGGCATTGGTGCTTGCCAGAACTCGCCGGTCAGTTCTTTGTGGCCGTTGGCAATAGCCACCTTCTCAATGTGCCGGTATGCTCGTGCCATTGCTTCAGCTTCGGTTTTAACCTCAGAGCCAACATCCATATCGATTGCTTTATTAAGCCGGTCTAGCTGTCGTTCAAATCGTTCACGCAGTTGCTCATCAATTAATTCTGGTAGTCTATCGATGCCCCACCGCGCCTCCATATCAGACACAATCTTATCTAGCTCGATAATGGCTGATTGCACTTTCCTGCTGTTCAGACTGTTCGGGTCTTTGGCAATCATCTTTTCCACGCCCTTTGCTGGTTTTGGTGTTCTCTTCTTAACCATCGTTTATTCCTTACTTTGTAAAACCCAAAACTAGAACACTATGTGATTGTGATCCCCTTATAGGGGGGATCACATCACACACACATTGTGTGACCGTCACATAATGTGTGAAAAAAGCATCACATCTTGTTCTAGTTTGCACTATAAGCCCCTGTTTAATATAACTAAATTATCGTCGATGAAAATCACACGTTTGGACTGTAAGGCCGCTCTAGCATCCCTACGCTTGCCTGCGGTCAAGTCGGGTGTTTTCACACGATGTTCTACTTTCCATCTCTCAATATGGCACCGGTCAGAGTTCTCTGTTTGCAATACGTTATGCAGTGCATCGAGTGCAATCTGCTGGTCGCCACTGAGTTTTTGTGTGCGTGGTTTGTTGTCGCTGCCGGTGTTGCTACCTTCGCTTGTTTGCAGGACGATGGACGTCTCGCCCAGCATCGCAATCGGTATCATGTCAAACGTCATGTCGGGTGCTGGCTCGGCATCCTTCTGCTTCTCCGTGGACAGAGTGAAGCCCTCATCCTGCTTCTTTACGCGCAGAACGAAATCTGATGCGCCTTGAATGGCCGACGAACCTCGCATGCCGCGACTGGCATCCTTGCCTGCGTGATGGATACCCAATACTGCGCCATTGATGTGCCGCTGTACGGCATTACACGCCGACACGAACATACCCATATCAGATGAGCTGTTCTCGTCGCCTAGGACGCTTCTAGCGACCGTGTCGATGATGCACAGACAAAATTCCTGCCCAATGCCCTCAATCGTGCGTAGGAGCTTCTCTACGTCCTCCTGCTCGGTCATATGCACCGCCATAGGCACGACGTGCATAGGTGCGTCAGCTTCGATACCGACGTGCTGTTGCCACGCCTTTACGCGCTTGCCAAGGCCGCCGACGCCTTCGCCGGCAATGTACAGCACCGCACCCTGTTTGACTGCGTTACCGTGCCACGACCGGCCATACGCAATGGATAGGGCGAGATCAATGGCAAGGAAACTTTTGCCGGCTCCGGGC